TTGGTATTCAGATATCGTGGAGGTGGAAAAGGATTTAGACACTCACCTTCTTCAACTTCAGAACACTTTAATCAATAAGACTTATCACACATCAGAATATGAAGTGTTTGATAAAGAAGAAGGCAACAAAGTACGGCAGATTTATAAACTTCCATATTATCCGGACAGAATATGCCAATGGGCAATACTTCAGGTAATTGAACCCTATCTGATGAAAAAGCTCATAAGCACAACATATTCAGCCATCCCTGGACGAGGAATTCATTTAGGCTTGAGCACCATAAGACGAGTTGTACACAACGACAAGGAGGGTACTCGATATTGCCTAAAACTGGATGTCAAGAAATACTATCCATCTATAAATCATCAGATACTTAAGAATCTAATGCGAACAATTTTTAAGGACGATGATTTACTGTGGATACTGGATGAAATTATTGACAGCACTCCAGGAAACAAGGGGATTCCAATAGGCAATTATATGTCACAATGGTTTGGTAATATCTACTTGAGCGGATTTGACCACTGGATTAAGGAAACTCAGAGATGTAAGTATTACTACAGATATATGGATGACATTGTTATTTTGCACTCATCTAAAGAACGACTCCATCAACTTTTAGAGGACATTCGAGTTTATTTTGCAGATACTTTAGATTTAGAAGTGAAAAGTAACTATCAGATTTTTCCTGTAGAAAAACGAGGAATCGATTTTCTAGGCTATAGAATATTTCCTGATTATGTGCTTGTTCGCAAGTCGACAGTTAAGCGAATGAAGCGTAAAATCAAGGAAACACACGCCACCATTGAACGAACGGGTAGAATGTCTTTTAATCAGTGGTGTGCATTTGCTTCGTATAAAGGGTGGATACTATGTGCTGACACTCACAGGCTGTGTAGAAAGTACATAACCCCTTTAGAACCCGAGTCAACTAAATTTTACGAGGAGGTAATCAAGAATGGCTCAAAAGTTTACTGATGTTCAGAGTGCTGTGGAAGTGCTGGCTGAACGAGAAATGATTGGCGATAAGGTGTATGTCCGCACCAACATTCGTCAGAAAGAAACTGTGTCTACAGAAGGTGAGACGCTTGACAAGGTGTGGCTGTATGATGAAACAGTCTACACAACTCAGGAATATATTCAGCTTCTGGAAACTGCTCTTACGAATACCACCGTGATGTCTGATATTATGTTTGTACTCAATTCTGAAGAAGGCAAAATTGATGATACAACGATGGCTGAACACTCTTCCAGCTTTGACACTTGGCGTACCAATATCAGTTATGTACAAGGTAATATTAGACGCCACAATGGTCTTCTGTATAGATGCGTACAGAACCACACTTCTCAAGATGACTGGACTCCTGATGTGTCCGCAAGTCTGTGGACATTGATTGCAGACCCTTCTGAGGAATGGCCTGAATGGAGTCAGCCTATCGGAGCTCACGACGATTACGCAAAGGGTGACAAGGTTGCTCATAACGATAAACATTGGACATCTGATATAGACGACAATGTTTGGGAACCCGGTGTATATGGCTGGACAGAGTATGTTGAATAAGGAGGTACGATATCATGATTGACATTACTATGATTATTGAAGCTATCATCGCTATTATTTTGGCTCTTGTGTCCACTTTTCTTATCCCTTGGCTCAAAGAAAAGCGTGAATCTGAAAAGTATGCCAAGGTATTTGATATCGCAGAACAGGTTGTAGGTGCGGCCTGGGAACTGGATATCACCGGCGAGCTTGTTCAGATGGGCGTAACGAAGGTGGAGTATGCCTGGACGGAAGCTAGAAAGATTCTCGCAAGTAAAAACATCACTGTAGATGATGACGAGCTTAAGGCGTATATTAAGAATGCCGTTGCTCAGCTGAGAATCAATCGCGGAGATACTTTTGAAGTAATCACAGCACCTGAGAACACCGATGCGTAAGCGTATGGAGTTCTCCAAGAAGATGTTGGTCTTTCACATTTTCATTTCCGTCTGTCTGTGTGTCACAACGATTGTAGGAACCTTCAAGGGTGTCGATGTTACAGCTGTCGGCATCCTTGCAGGAACTTCTTTTGTCACAGACGGAGCCTGGGGCGGATTTTATTATTGGAAGTCCAAAAATGAAAATCGAGCAAAATATGCTCAAAAGTTCGTTAAATCGATGGCGGATAAGTATGGAATTGACGCTGTGTGTCGAATTTGCGAACTCGTACTCAAGGATTAGGAGGTAATCATATGAGTAATTCACCACTCGTTACATATACGAGGCTATCCAAGAATAAGTCTACTCGAAAGAGTGAGATTGATTCAATCATTATTCACTGCATTGTAGGCCAATGGACTGCGAAACAGGGTTGCGACTATTTCGCCACAACTGATAGAGAATGCTCTGCCAACTATGTCGTAGGCAAAGACGGCTCTATTGGTCTTTCTGTAGAAGAAAAATACAGAGCTTGGTGCTCTGGTGGTAGCGATAAGAATGGTAATCCTATTCGTGTAAACGGCATTTCTGGTGCTGATTTTGACCACCGTGCTATCGCTATTGAGGTTGCCAGCGACACCGCTGAACCTTATGCTGTTACTGATGCGGCCTATAAAGCTCTCATTGAATTGTGTGCTGATATTTGTAAGCGTAACAACATCAAGGAGCTTCTGTGGAAGGGCAATAAGAGTTATGTCGGAACTGCTCAGCAGAATATGGGTGCTCACAGATGGTTTGCCAATAAGAGCTGTCCTGGTACTTATCTGTATGAGAGAATGGGCGACATCGCTTCCAAGGTTAATGCTAAACTCGGCAAAGCAGAAGAAGTTCAGGAGGAAGTGCTGTACAGAGTACAGACAGGTGCATACAGTAAGAAGGCGAATGCAGATGCTCAGCTCGCGAAAGTTAAGGCCGCAGGTTTTGAGACCTATATGGTTAAAGTGGGTAGTCTGTATAAGATTCAGGTTGGTGCGTATAAGAACAAATCCAATGCAATCTCAATGGCTTCCAAGCTGAAGAAGGCGGGGTTTGATACTTATATTACTACACAGAGTGGTACACCTGTTGCCGCTTCTACGCCTGCTCCTGCCGCGACAATTAAGGTTGGCAGTAAGGTAAAGGTTAAGAACGGTGCCAAGACTTATACAGGCGGCAATCTTGCATCGTTCGTCTACAAGACAACTTATGATGTCATTCAGATAAGTGGCGATAGGGTTGTTATTGGTTTGGGTAAAGCTGTCACCGCCGCGGTGCGTAAAGATGACCTGACCGTCGTGTAGTGCATTCCTACCTTATTATAATATATGCGTGAAATGCGTGGCGTTTGAATAGTTTTCAGCGTCACGCATTTTTCTTTAATTTTCTTAAATTTGCTATTGCAATTTAGAAATGTATGTAGTACAATATAATTGACGGAAGGAGGAAGAAAATGGTTAATATCACGATTGCACAACCCGTCAAGTTAAAACCTACATCACTCTCTAAACTTTCAGCATTTGTATCATTTGACTATGATGCAGAACTCGTATCTATTGTCAAAGAGCTTGGAACTCGAGTATATCTACCGGAACAGAGAAGTTGGGAAATTCCAGAATCCGCTGTGCCTATGCTGATGCACAAGTTGAAAAAGTACGATGTAATGCTTACAGGCGAAATGAAGCACGAAAAAGAGCAGGAAATTATTCTGCCTGACGGCTTCACTTTCAAGACAACTCCCTACAAACATCAGATTGAAGGAGTTATGTACGGCCTGGAAAACGATGCTTTCCTTCTTGGCGATGACCAAGGTCTTGGCAAAACAAAGCAGATAATTGACATCGCTCTTTGCAGAAAAGCATCAGAAGGTATGAAGCATTGTCTCATTATCTGCGGAATCAATGGTACGAAGTATAACTGGGCAGATGAAATTAAAATTCACAGCTCAGAAGATGCCTGGGTGCTTGGAACTCGTTACACGAAGAGAGCTCCTGTAAAGATGATTGAAGGCGGAACGAAGGAGAAACTGGAAGACTTACAGAATATTCCTTCTCAGTTTTTCTGGATTACAAACATTGAAACTCTTCGCGGTGGAGCTTATAAGGAAGGTAAAGCAAAGAACGCCAAGTATCGTTTTCCTATTGCAGAACGAATCCAAGAGCTTGTAGACGACGGAACAATCGGAATGATTGCTTTCGACGAGGCTCACAAGGCAAAGAATCCTGATTCTCAACAAGGGCGAGCACTTCTGTCTATTGAAGCTAAACATCCTATTCCAATGTCTGGTACCTTTGTACTGAATAATCCTTTGGATTTGTATCTGCCTCTTCGTTGGGCAGGTTTTGAAGACCACAGTTTCTATCAGTACAAGAACCATTATTGTGTAATGGGTGGGTTCAACAATAAGGAAGTTGTCGGATATAAAAATCTGGACGAGCTCAGAACTATCATGTCAAAGGTGATGTTGAGAAGAACAAAGGGCGATGTACTTGACTTGCCGCCAAAGGTTCACTCTATTGAGTATGTAGACTTAACGACAGACCAGAAGAAGCTGTACAAAGAAGTCAAGGAGCAGATTGTAGACTCTATCGACAAGATTAGGATGCACCCAGACCCGTTGTCTGAAATGCTTCGTCTTCGTCAAGTTACAGGTGCTCCAGAGATTTTGAGTACGACTTGCACACAGTCTGCAAAGCTGGACCGTCTTGTAGAGATGATTGAGGAAATTTCAAGCGTGGGTGAAAAAGCTATTATCTTCAGTCAATGGTCTACTATGACAGACATAATTCGTGAAAAACTCAAAGATTATAATCCTGCATATATTACAGGTGATGTAAAATCTGAGTTACGAATGGGCGAAGTCAATAAGTTCCAGAATGATGACACTTGTAAGGTTATAATCGGTACCGTGGGTGCTATGGGCACAGGTTTAACATTGACAGCGGCATCTACCGTTATCTTTGTTGACGAGCCTTGGAACAGAGGCTTGAAAGACCAGGCAGAAGATAGAGCACACCGCATTGGTACTCGTGGAACCGTTCGTGTCGTTACTCTCATTGCCAAAGATACCATTGATGAAGGTATCTACAATTTAGTACAGAAGAAAGGAAGAATGGCAGACTTTTTGATTGACGGCAAAGTTGATAATAAGAATGTCAACGCCGCACTTGACTATCTGCTTTCGTTCGGTGCTTAATCATGAACAAACTCAAACTATTCAAAGGGGTGGTAATATGCCTTACCGCAGTCGCAGTCCTACTCATTATTTTATCACCCAAGCCCAGTAACAGGATAAACTCTACTGAGCCCGCACCATCACAATCTTTTACTGCAACATCTACTCCGCCGGTTGTGGAAAACCCTGTGGAAAGCGTGGATAACTTTACGGCAGACGAAACAGTTGAAGGAGCTCCTGCATATACAGATGAAGAGCTTGAAATTCTCGCTATTATCATTTATCAGGAAGCCGGAGGCGATGCTTGTTCTAATGACACGAGACTCAAGGTAGGTAATGTCTTTCTCAACCGGGTCGCGAGTCCTTACTTTCCAGATACATTTGAAGAGGTTGCAACTGCTAAAAGACAATATGGTAATCTTTACTGGACGGGCATTAAGTGGCCCGATAGAGCAGAGCATGAAGGAGAAACTCACGCTGTTCAACGAGCCATTGCGTGTGCGGTGCGTCTTTTAGAAGGAGAGAGAGTGCTACCCGAAAATGTTATCTGGCAAGCAGAATTTGAACAAGGTGATGGTACATACTGTTACCAGGATGGTATTTATTTTTGTTATTCGGAGGTGAATGAA